TTATCTTTTTTCGTTTGTTTTTATTTGTTTTACTATGCTTTTAGAAAATTGAGAGTTATGATTTAGTTTTACTTCATCAATCTCTTTAAGAATTTCTTCTAAGCTTTTTTTCTCTCTACTCATCAATCAAATTCTCCTTGAATGATTTTCAACAACTGTACATTAGCAAAACTCTCACTTACATTAAATGCCACCGCGACTCTTTTTTTTATTTCTTCTAATATAACTGGATTTTTCTTTAATTCTTTTGTATCTCCAATAATGTGTTTCAAAAGTTTATGAGGTAATAGCAACTCTGACGCAAACTCATTAGCTTGAATTTCTTTTATATCTGAATAATCATTACCAAGCGGTGATTTTCTAAACAAGATTTCATATTTATCTTTATTCAACCCTTTTGAACGATTATCTAACCAATTCCAATGCATGATAATATGCCCGAATTCATGTGCCATAGTGAATCTTTGTCGTGGTAAAGGTTCGTTAGCATTTATAACAATTTCAGGGGCACCATTCTTGTTGACAATAGAGTAGCCACTTATAAGAGTAGGCACTTCAAATCCGTCCATGTTGCTATAAAACACTTTAATACCAAAAGATTCTACAAATTCTTCCAAATTGTGAATAATATCATAAATATCTCTATTTTCATCTCTTTCCATCAAAGAAATAGCTGCCTCTCTTGATAAAACTTTAGATCTATTAACCATGTCAATCATATGGCACCCCTCCTTTAACATAATTATACATTATACACTTTACTTTATGTTAATATTTTTGCTCAAAAAATACCCCCACGTCAGAACTTGTCTGCCTAAAAAGGAGTGGGGGCGTAGTCGTTATATTCAAATCATAATCTTTAAATTTTTGAATGTCAATCTAAAAATAACCACCCAGTGACATGCATAGGTGGTTAAAAAATGTAACGATTACGATTATTATTTTTAGCATGTATATATGTATATTAGCATAAAAAAAGAGGCCAACCATTACAGTTAGCCTACACATCATAGATTTAAAACAAATTGAACACTCTCGTAATATATCACAAAAAAAGAGCAGCTACAAGAGCTACTCTAAAAAAACTTGGGAATGTGTGTATAACTAAATATTAGTAACGCTTAAATTAATATTAACAAATACAAAAAAGACGGTCAATTAAGACCGTCTAAAATAGATGTGATGAAAATAATAGTAGAACATAATGATACTGTTCTATTATTAAAATAGCATACTGTTTTTACTTTTGCCATAAAAAAAAACATCTACTTTACAAATTACTCACCCTTTAAAATGAACAGGCGACGCTAAATGATAGATTGTCTATATTTGCATATACTTACATCTTCACACAATAAACAGGCTAACCATTTCGGCTAGCCTGAATTTTACAATACAAAAATTAGGTTTTTAAAACTGAAATTGAAAGGTTGTAAGGATATATTATCATAAGCAAAAAAGACGGTCAATTAAGACCGTCCAGAAACGTTAAAACCTTTGCTTGAGGTGTGTAGTGTAGTTAGAACGAAAATGTTTTTCTAGTATAATAACACACCTTAATTTACTTGTCATAAAAAACACTTCAAGTTGATGTGAAAGTATTTAGCAATAAAGAAAGGCGGCCATATAAGACCGCCAGTTAATATATACCAAATAGTAAAGGAAAGTAAATACAGACATTGAGTGAATGTCTGTATTTAAAATAACATAAATTTTCCAGTGTGTCTCATAATAAATATTAGACATTTAATATACTTCTGTACTAAAAAAAGACAGCCATAAAGACTGCCTAGAAAAATTAACCTAACTAATATATGAGGAGTAAATGTAACGTATCCTATTGTTATATTAACATAACTTATTTTATCTGTCCCCACAAAGGGCCTACACCATGATTAGGTGGAGCAACGCCGTTCCACGTACGTATTGGTAAATAATAACGTTGGCCTTGCCAATTATAACCAATCCAAACATGACCGTCTTGTAAGCACACTTCGTCGTAAGGCGTCCATCCGCCTGGTTGAAATTCGTAACCTTTAGGACAACTTGTAAATGGTCCCACTAAACGTGCAGGAATCGGTTCGCTACCGTTTACAAAGGTTGCATTTTCCTCCATATAATACGTACCGTAACTATTAATTTTCCACGCACTAGCGACTGGTTTTACCGTATTACTAGATGCAGTAGATTTATTCGATACCGTTGCTAATGGTACATCTCCATTCATATATGTTCTTATTTGTTTAATGAAATAGTCTTTAAGTTTTAATTGTGTTTTTCTAGAAGGCATACCTTGTGTTATTGGATTAAAACCTGTATGCAATTCCATTGATCTGTGTGGACAGCTTGTTGAAATGAATTCATTATGCAATCTCACACTGTTACGGTTAGCAGGTAATCCCCATTTTTTTAATAAACGTGCACATTCTTGAAAAGTGGCTTGTTCATTTTTTAAAAACGTCTTATTGTCTGCTCCAATTGATTGACATACTTCAATACCGTAATAATCTCTATTACCTACTTGGTTTGCGGTATGCCATCCAATTTGAGATTCATCTAACGCTTGCCATACCGTTGTACCGCTCACATAACTGTGGGCAATCCCTGCTTCTAATCTTGAAAGGGGTGCATTGACTAATCCATTTCTATAGGCTTTTGCTGTTGCACCTAAACTACCCGCATCATTGTGTATGACTATGCCTTTAGGTTTATATCCACGCTTAGGTAAATCATAACCTCTTACAACATCTTTAATAACATTTAATTTAGGTGCTTTGAGTTTTTTTGCATTAGGTTTAGTAGCATTAACTTTAGTAGGGCTTTGTGTAGATTTATTAGCGTTTTCTTTTTTGAATTTCGGTCTGATAAACCACATTGGGAAGTCGTATGCGTGTGTACGTCTAGTAACTTTTTCAGGGCCCCAACCTGGTTTTTCTATACCATCAGTCCAACCGTTCCCTAACCAGTTCTGTTCTAAAACAGTAATACTATTTAAATCAGCTTCAACTACCCACGCAACATGACCATACCCCGCACCATAATTTGAATTAAATACAACTAAATCCCCTGGTTCTGCTAAGAAATCAGGGGTATTAGAATAAATTGTTGCTTCAGTTTTAAAATTTTCTAAATTATCCTTGTTAAAAGGAATATCTTTTGCACCTATACCATGGAGCGAGTGGCCGAACAAAACTCTCCAACCCGTATTCGCCCAATCAAAACATTGAAATCCATATGTTAGGTCTTCATTGTGTTGAGTACCTTCATTTTTATTCAAAAATTTCAAAAACTCGTTATGTGTCATTTTAGCTACCATGTATATCGCCTCCGTCATCATATTGATGAACGTTAAAACCTACATCGTCTGAATCGTCAGTAAATTCTTCCGATGTATCAAATTTTTCTGGTGCTTTGCCATTTATTTCAGGTGTAGTTGCTAAATGTACGCCTTGCCATTCCACTTGCTCATCTTCATTTTTACTATCACGCGGCTTTTGATACGTCTGTACGATACCAGTATCGGATACACCTTTAGTCGTTGGATCAGTGATAATACCTAATCCTGCTAGTAATGTTAAGATTGCACCTATAATCCCACTTACTTGTTCTAATTGTGTGGATAAATCTATTCCGAATAACTCTGTGACTTGTTTTACAAACAACAAAACGGCACCAACTAAACCAGTCAGTACCGCTTTGTTTTGAAGCCGTAATTTCCAATTAATTTTCATATTTTTCCTCCTTAAAAGAAATACTTCGCTAATCCAATTGCTGCAACGATAACCGTAAATACACCAGAAATGAATACTGTCGTGATTTGTACATTCGCTTTTTGTTTCTCTGAAATAATACTTTGCACACTTTGTAACTTTTCATCGTGGGACTGTACTTTGTATTTCACATCAGTAAAATCCTTCCCAAAACTTTCCATTGTATTGTTAAGTTTCTCTAAGTGTTTTTCGGAACGTTCTTGTGATTCAAAAGAACGTTCTTGCAACATCGTTTGCTTATCAACAGTTTTCTCTAAGTTGTTTAATGCTTCTGTATGTTTTCGATCATTCTCATTGATTTTCTCGTATATTTTACCTCTTGCACTCTCCCACTCATGTCTAAGTACAAATTTATTTTCGTCTGGCATATAATGTAGCACCTCCTACAAATGCTACTGCTCCACATACAACAGTTAACACTGCAAATTGTGCCCAAGTTAGCCAGTTGATAGCATTAAATATGGATGCACTTGTCATCAGAAAGTACATAATAGATGTAGTCAATCCACCAATTAACAAAAGCCAATTGCATATGTTATTCATCTTCTCGCTAGGAATAAAAAAAGCGGATAAAATTAATTTAAATGAACCAATCATCACAAGTACACCCCAAACCCAAACAGGCATTAATTGATGGAGTTGTAAATAGAATTTTGAATCGAGAATCACTGAATCTTGAGAGACAAACCAAAAAAAGCCTCTCACAAAAGTGAAAGACCCCAATCCAAATATTAAGATGAAAGCTAAGGATTCGCCTAATTCATTTTTCTTCATATATGCACCTCTTTCTGTATAAAATTAAAGCCCGACAACCGTACTCGCTAAAGGATAGGTTGCGCGCTTAAACTAAGCTAGTGTCCATGTGTTTGAAACGGGTGGTATAACTTCTTCACGTTTTATCGGTATTATTTCTTGTCCGTCTTGGACGTATAGCTTGAAACCATTAGACAAATCTAATTTCAGTTTTTCAAATTGATCAAATACATCACGGTCTACAATAAAATTGATGCCTTGTTCGTTACAAGAAGAAGTACCACTTGTCGCGCTTGTGAATGTCATGTCATCTTGAATACTTTTAAATGGAATAAGCATGTTAACAGTATCATCTTCAAAGGTTCTGTCATCGTAAGTTCTAATTTCTTGCATATAAAACACTCCTTAACCATAAAGAATAGTCTTTCTTATTTGAAACTTAGCCATTGAATAAGGCTTGCTTGTGTCAAACAAAGGATTAGCCACACCTTCAGCATTTGGTTTCACTTTGAAATAGAATTGTCTAGGTAGCCCTGTTGGCGGTCCCAAGTCTTTTACAAAAGTATATTGCACACGTCCACCACCGTCTTGTTCTGACGCCGTGGTTACAAAGCCTTTGAACTCATTGATTAAGTATTGTGACTCAATACTAGGCGGCGGGCTAAATTCTTCTAACTTAATAAATTCCCCAACCTTTCTTTCCATAGGATCGGTAGTTGCATTTTGTCCAACCAAAAAGATAACAGATACGGATAAGTAACGTCGGTCATGCGTAAAGTAAAAGGCGTCGTATGATAAGTATTCTTGGTCAGATGTCCGTTTCAAACAACCTAACCAGTAACCCGCCTCAAAGAATACGGGTGCACTACCACTTAACTTTTGCTTAAATGGTGGCGTTGTACCAGTTATAGCCGATTCCCTTTTGTCTACACCATTGATAATAGATGGTACACCGCCATCATCGCGTGGAATCGTGACGTTGTTAGTATTGACGCTTTTAACCGTGAATACGCCGTCTTTTAAACTAACATCGCCAGCGTCAATAGTTAGCTTAGACGTATTAATACTTGTGCCATTTGGCCCAACGTTAAACGACTGTATACTTCCGTTTTCATCGTACGTGTAGGTTAAACCATTCATGGTGCTATTAGTAAGTTCCGAAATAACTTGCGATAATGTCTTGCGTGATGCATTAAATTCTTCTTTAGTTGCACGTTGACTGATTTCTCGTCCGTTCTGTGTAATGCGTGTGTCGTATGTTGTTAGCGTCTGGTCGGTTTGTTGCTTTAATCCGTCGGCATACGCTTTCGTATCACTTATTACACTATTAAACTGTGTTAACGTGACTCTGTCGTTAATCTCGTTGCTTAATTGTTTACGCTCAGAATCTGAGGTATTTAATCTTTCGACAATACCGTTTCTATCAGTTTCATATTCTGCGCGTTTAAGTAACGTTGACATTTCTTCTTTCGTTTCAGTTCGCAATGCATCGACCATTTCTGCGACTGTTTCAGGAGGACCAATAAATCCACCATTTTCATCTTGCTTAATACCGAATGTCTCCGCCACACGTTTCATAGCCTCTTTATACTTCTCGTCAGTGTACTGTGATTGCAATAACTTAATGCGTTCACTGATTGATTTATCGACTTTACCTACAACTACATAAAAATCTTGAACTTGATTACGATATTCAACTAGTTTCGCTTGTACGTCCGTAAGCTGCCCAATGGTTGCATCTTGTTCGTTCAACGCTTCAAACATTTGTTTCGCTTGAGTGAAAGCATCATTCATTAAATTATATTTATTTGTCATTTCATCTTTCAATGCATTGTCGACAAAATATTCACTATCACGAAAGTTATAGTATTGCGTTTGTAAGCGTAAATGTTCCGTTTGAATATCAGGTAAAGTATTGGCTAATTCACGATAAACAATTTGTTCGCGTCTTAATCCTCCAATATTTGACACATCTTCAGCAGTAGCGTTTAACCAACGTCCGCCCACATATTCACGTAATACTGCATTTTCAGGATTACTTGTGTCGTACCATAGTTGCCCCTCTTTAGGATTTTCCGGCATTACACTACCGGTTAACACAACTTGCTCTACACGTTCGACTAAGTCATTTCTAACAGTTTCTACGATTTGGTTTAGATTGAGTTTATCATCTTTCATCATATCCCTAAGCATGTTTAACCGTTCAGTAAAATACTTACGTAAGTCTGATTCCCTATATTCTTTAGGTGTTCCGAAAGTGTACTTACGTTCGTCACTTACTAAATCATGCTCAATTCCTGTTACTTCCGCCTCTGCATAAAGCGGTGGAGTAAAATCTCTATCTTTTATACGTACTATATCGCCGAATCGAGTCACTTCATGTGGAAATTGCTTTCGGATATCTAAAGCGTCTACTTCATAGGTAACATCAATTTTGTTGCGTTTATTTAATTCTGTGTTCGCTAGCGTTCTAAGTCTTGATTCGGTCATGTCTTTATCATCAGATTCAGGTTCGTAAATACCCCAAATAAACCGTTTATTTGCTCCAAATTGAGTTTGTGCTTTCTCATCCACAATTTCGATTCTAAGTCGTGAACCATCGTCTTTTTCGGGTCCTAAAGCAATCAAAGCGGTATTTAATTCGGTGACGTCTGATATACGTTTTAAACTTATTAAATCTTTACCTTTTTTAATTTCTTTACCGTTAAATAACGCTTTCTTTTTATAGAAGTGAACATATCTATGAGAAATACCTTTTAAATCAACTTCGTAGGTAAAATCAAGTTCTAAATTAAATGCAGTACACATTTGTTTTAACATTTGAAACGGTGTACGTTCGGAAGTCCAAGAGATTGTTTGTTGTCCAGCCCATTCAACTGTACCTAATTCCCACAGAATACCTTTTAATATCTCGTATCCCATTTCTTTTGCGGTTAATTTTTCATATTTACCTTTTGGAATACTTCGAGCGTTTCCAATATCAATTAAATAACTAGCTGTAGCTTCAATTGTTGAGTAACCATTGTTATCTTTTTCAGTATGCATGATTATAAATTCACGATATAGATCATTTTCATCTTGAATCAAGATTCGTCGCATATCTGTAAATGCCTCTGCAAATTCGGTGAGTATTACAATGGTTAAAATTTCGCTTTCATTACGATTCTCATCGATTTTACGCTCATGTTTAGCTTGTAGAATCGCATTATTACGTTCACCAAAACTGTCAACAATATTATCGTCGAAATCCATTACGTGTAATAACATTCATATACCTCCTTTCTATAAAAATCTGTTTGACCATATTGCTTTTGTGTCGAAATATCCTTGTGGAAGAACAAATAATTCGGATACCCCTTCTTCAATGCTGAAATAGTCGCTACCTAAAGTTTTTGTTTCTAAAACATCTTCGTTATTAATCAATACAAGTTCATTACGCATATCAATATAAACTTCATCACCCTTTTTAATAATATAGGGTAATTCCTCTCCGCCTAATAACTCATTCAAACTTATTTTATCCACATAAACGGGTAATGCGTCATATTTTGTGTGTTTACTTATGTTAATACCAATTTGTGCTATAGGAGCTGTGTACCATTTGCCTTTATCTGTATAAGTTTTATGCGCTCGTGAAGTAATTTGTTTTTTACCATTTTCATCTGTGTAGTAATGCCATGTCTTCATGTACCATGTTTCACCAATACGTTTTACATTCAAATATACATAAGCGTTATCGTAAGCCCAATTACCAGTGTTAGCATACCATTCAAAACGTTCTTGGTATTCGTTGTGTAACGCCACATAAGCTTTAACATTTGTGGCTGTATTCGTAGCATCAAGTAATCCTGCGGAACATATAATATTACCAGCGTCATCATATAAGTGAAAAAAGCCTTTACCAACACCTTGTCGCCTACTGAATATTTTCATAACACCTGTAAATTCAAAATCTTGTACTGTACGTGGAAATGATCGTTTAACAGCCGGACCATGCCACCCCTCTGTTGGTCTTCCCCCATAGTCTTTTGCGCGTACTTGATACCCATTAGATTCAATAGAACCTACTGCATAACTACTTGTAATATTGTCTTGCATGATGTAACTATTAGGTAAGTATTGCCAACCCACTACATTCTCCATGCCACTAGAGTAAACGCTAGGTGATTTATCCTTTACTTCTTTAAAAGCATCATCATCACCAATCATAAAGTAATCTTCATCATTTTTAGTGTTTGTAAATGACGTACTATCTTTAAGTGCTGTAGCTTGTATAATAGGATAAGTTTTTGCTGTTCCTGTGTTATTCACTGCAATTTGATCTGAGTAGGCAGGTGTCTGATACTCTTTGTCTTCATATTTATAAGGGTCTACAAGCACCACATTTATTTTGAAAGTATTAATTCCTTGATTTGTTTCTTTTTTTAACTCGATAGGGCCTTTGAAATAAGCATTCCAATACCATTGTTGAGATTTAAACTTCAATTTAACCGCTTTATCATAATCAAAGAATTTAACTAATCGATTCAATATTTCATCGTGCGTCTTGACACCCTCTGATGACAAATAATCATTGTGGATAAATAACGGCATTTCAAATTCATATTGCTTCAACTGTCTACCTTGATATACTGCTCCATCTCTACCGGGTACTTCCTCGGTTTTTATATCAAAATTAAAAGAGGGTATTTGAAACCCTCTTTCCACAAACAACCATGGTAATGTTTTACCGTTGACTTCAATTGTGTCATTCATTTTGGTTGAATACCCTCCTTAAAATGCAGGTTTAAAACTTGCATGTCTTGCATTTAATCTATTATTAAATTTCATAGCTTTACTGACTTCATTCACAAAGTCTTGTTTGTTAATTGTTGGTTGGAAGTCTTTTTCAGCAACAGTTTGATTACTTCTTGCAATTTGCATTAACACGTTAATCTGTTGTTGTTGGTTTTCAATCATTTGAAGTAATAATTCTGTGTTGTCTGCACCACCACGATTTACATTCGGTAATTGTCCAGGACGTTTATTACTTGATTGTTTACCACGATTGATGTCTTGTGCGGCAAGCGCTAATAATTTCATTGCGTCACTGCGTCGTGATGGATCAGTTGGAATTATCCATTCAGGATAACCGCCCTCTGCAATGTTGTACCAACCAGCATTTTTGATGAGGCCGCCAGTAGCGAAACGTCTTGAACCAGAAGGGCCCCAACCTGTGATACCACGTGACATACGACTTTTCCAAGCAGATAAATCTCGACGCCAATTACTATTATTGAAGAAAGCTAGTAATTGATGCATACCGTTCATAATATTACCTGCACCTTTAACTTTATAACCAGCAAATGTTCCCGGCGTATATTGTAGTAAGCCACGTGCACGGTTCGCGCCTGTGTTAATGTCGACAATTTGTTGAATGATACTTTCGTTACCGCTTGACTCTGTTTGAATCAAACGACCAATGTCGCTAACATCGCTACTACTTACACTTACACCCATTCGTGCGGCTGCTCGTCTAATCTTGCTGCTCCAACTACCGCCGCCAGAACCTCCACCACCATGTCCTGCTAACCATTTCATAGGGTCAATCGCATGACTGTTATTTACATAATTATCGATACCTTTGTTTACCTGGAAGTGTAAGTGAGGACCAGTCGTAAAGTTACCTGAGTTACCAGACTTCGCTATCAAGTCTCCTGAATTTACACGACCTGTTTTCAAGATTTTACTTAAATGCATGAAAAACAATGTAAATTGTCCAGTGATTAATCGTGCAATTAAACCACCACCATAGTCATGGATTGGCGATACGGTACCGCTATTTGTGGCATAAACATTAGCACCATATGGATAAGCAAAGTCAACACCGTAGTGACGTCCATTATTAAACGTTAATCCACCACGATAACGGCCAAACGGTTGAATCATAGGATAACGTGTTAATTTAGAGGCATCTCCACCGCCTGCATCTTCTAACCAACCTTTAAACAGCTCTTTCACACCATCTTTAAGCCTTTTAAACATAGCGCGAACCATTCCACCTAACATATCGCCTTTGATGTTATCGAAATTAACACCAAATTTAGACAGAACTTTAGTCACTAAAGAACCTGGATTAGATGCAAATTCAAAGATATCCTTACCAAACGCCATAGTATCACTTACAGCCTCTGCTATACCATCACCAGTAGCATTCATGGCTTTTTCAGTGTCTTTTGAACGTTTAGAAACATAACCATACACACCTGCCATTGCACCTAACGCTTTATCTTTAACAGATGAACCTTTAGCAAATTTAGGTATCGTACCCACATTGAACTGTGGACGATTAAGCATCGCATGTGTTTGTGCACCATTTAATATTTGTGTACCCTTACTTAACGGCATTAATGTGTCTGTTGCTGGCGTAATAAACGGTTTACCTTTAGGTGGGATAATCGTTTCGTGCCTGAATCCTCCAGGACCATTGCCACGTCCTTTATCGCCTACAGTAGCGAATGTATCTTGATTTAATTTACCGTTTGTTACGTAATTTGTAGTGTGTGTGGTACCGGTACTAAATTTAAGTTTAGGGAATTTATCCATTCCAATTTTTCCAGCTACCCAGTTAACACCGTCAATCAATTTATTTAAACCACGTTTTACGGCATTGATCATACCAGTAATATGACCTTTAATTTTTCCAATAATATTACCAAGACCATGCCACATGTTTGTGAAGATACGTTTAACTGTATTCCATAAACTCGAGACAGTGTTAACCACTCTACTTTTAATAGTGTTCCAAGTTCCAATAATACTATTTTTCAAATTCCCAAAAATGCGACGAGTGGTTGCAGAAAAAGAATCCCAAATACGACGCACATTATTCCATAAAGAACGAACTGTTGATATGACGCGGTTTTTGATGTTGTTCCAGAGATTTGATAAAAAGCTACGCAAATTACTGAAAATTTTACGTGTGACCGCTGACAACGTATTCCAAATACCTTTTACAGTATTCCATAAACTACGTGCAATTCTTACAGTTGTGTTTTTGATTGAATTCCACACAGACGAGAAAAACGCGCGCAAATTGTTGAAAATTTTACGACTTACCGCAGAAAAAGTGTTCCAAATTCCCTTAACTGTATTCCACATTGAGCGGATAACACGTATTGTCGTATTCTTAATCGCATTCCAAACTGTAGAAAAGAATGCACGCAATAAATTAAATAATCGACGTGTTACTGCGGAAAAATTGTTGAAAATCGCTTTAGTTACGGCAATCATTGAACGAATAATCGCAAGTGTTCTGTTTTTAACAAAATTCCACGAGTTTACAATAAAATTTTTAATACCATTCATTACCGATTTGATGATATTTAAAGCTAAGGTAAACAATGCTCTTACTACCGCAACAAATCCGCGTATTATTGCTTTTGCTATATTTATTGCGATTGTAAATCCTGTGCGTATCGCATTTTTGATTAGCGACATAATCGTTTTAATTGCAATAAGCATGTTTCCGAACATAAGCTTAACAATTCCATATAAAAATGTTAGCGCACCTCTAAATATTTGTTTAACTCCAGACCATAATAAATTGAAATCTCCAGTAAAAATACCTTTAAAAACCTTTATGATTCCTGAAATTACAGTTAAACCACCGCGCACTATAAATTTGATAGCGTTAAAACTATTAATGACGATAGAGCGCAAGCCATTAAACACAATACTAAATGCGTTTCGAATGCCACCTAAAGTAGGTTTAATGATGTTGTTATAAATGAATCCCATCGCCAAACCGATTGTGAGCCTTATTCCATTAAATACCGCTTTTATCTGATTACCGTAAGACTGCCAGAAGCTACGTAATGCTGCGCCGATAATAATAGTTAAACTTCTTAGAAACTGCATTGTTGCATTAAAAGAATTACGAATCATAACCAATGTTTGTGTAAAGTCTTTTGCTGCTTGCGGGGGTAATATTTTACTTAAAATATTAAAACCAGTTGCCGTATTACCACTAAATATTTGTGTAATTCCGTTCCAAAAAACCTTAATATAATTCCAAAAAGCACCTATTGCATTTTTAACCGGATTGATTACCGCGTTTACAATATTTCTAAACGTTTCTGATTTTTTATATGCGATTACAAATGCTGTCCCAATTCCAACTATAGCAGCAACAGCAATGCCGACTGGACCTGTTAGCAATGTTAACGCCCCACCGATTAATGGTATTTTCGTAAGTAATTGACCTATTTTTGGTAATACACCACTTATACCACCACGGAAGAGATTAAAGAATGCAGCACCGCCTTTAGTTCCGTTCAATACGGTCATTGCGGTAGCTATACCTGTGATACCATTCGCCATTGCCCCAGTCATGATTAACACTGGACCAATTGCTGCTGCTAATCCAGCAAATATAACAATTGCTTGCAACACGGGGCCAGGTAAATTTGACATCCAAGTAATAACGTTTGTCAACATTTTTACCAGTGCAGTTAATGGACCACCATTCGTTTGTGTAATACGAATTGAAAGAGATTCAAAGGCACCACCTAATTGTTCAATTGCGCCTTTAAGGTTGTTATTCATCTTGTTAGCAGCCTCTTGAGATGCACCATTACTATTTCGTAACTCTTGACTGTATTTACTTAACTTAGCCGGTCCGGCATCGATTAATGCTAAGAAACCACTCGCTGATTCAGTACCGACAATTTGAGAAACTGCAGCAAGTTTTTGTTCTTTCGTCATACCTTGCAAACCATTTTTGAATTGTCCTATCAATTGTGGCATACCAACAAATTTACCTTTGGAATCTGTGAGAGAAATTCCTAACTGATCCATTGCTTCTTGTGAAGCTTTTGTTGGCTTAGCTAAACGAATTAATGTGGCACGTAATGTTGTACCTGCTTGCTCACCTTTCAAACCAGCATTACTCATCGCCATAATAGCACTAGATGTATCTTCTAAACTAATACCTAAGGAATGAGCAGGTGTTCCAGCATATTTTAACGCCTCACCCATATAATCAATATCCGCTGCAGAGCGATTGGCACTCATCGCTAACACGTCAGCAATGTGTCCTGATTTGGAAGCCTCTAATCCAAATGAATTCATTGTAGACGCCATAATTGTCGCAGTTGTTGCCATGTCGGAACCACTTGCAGCAGCTGCATTAATTACACCAGGAATAGCCGACATCGTTTGTTTAGCGTCAAATCCAAGTGCGGATAATTCCTTCATCCCATTTGCTACTTCGGATGCACTAAATACTGATTTAGCGCCTAATTCAACAGCTTGGTCAGTCATAGCTTTTAATTCTTGTTTATTAGCTCCAGCAATAGCCCCAACTTTGGCCATTTGCGATTCAAATTCCATGCCAGTTTTAATTGCAGCACCAAATCCAGCCACTACTGGAAAAGTTACATACATTGACATATTAGATCCAATATTACGCATTGCCATTCCAGCGTTATTTATTGTATCTTTGTATTTATTTACAGTTTGAATAGAACGTCCAAAACCACTCGCACCTAAACGTGCAGCATTAGCTTGTTTTGCAGATAACTCTGTATAAGCTTGACTCGTTTGGTTTATTTCAGACTCTAATTCGTTCATTCTGATTTTTTGTTGAACGATTGCACTTGATAATTCTCGAGCCTCAGCACTATTTTTTCCTTGTGATTGTGCTACAAAATCATATTGTGCTTTCAATTCACGCAAAACTGTTTTTTGCTGTGTCATTGCATTTTTGAGTGTGATTAGATGTGTACGGTAGCTTGTTACACTTTCTCCTGCACGTTGGAAGTTAGAACGCGATAATGACAACGAATTATTTAAATCTGTCATTTTATTCCGTATTTGAGTCATTGAGGAGATACCCTGCTGTTGTTCCATTTTCAAACGACGATGCGCTTGAGTAGTTTGATTTAATTCAATACCAAGATTTTTAAGCTTTAAACGTTCTTCTGAAAGCTCTAAGCTTAACTGTTGTGCCTCTTTGCTCGTAGCTCCATATTGTGATTTAGCGTAATCATATTGTCTACTTAAATTTTGAACAATAAGTTGTTGTTGTTTCATACTATTGTTAAGCTCTGAAATTCGAGCTTTGTACGAACTGGCTGTTTGTCCTGACAACTTAAAATTATTTGCACTAATCTTTAATGATTGTGCTACTTGTGTTATCTTTTGTCTAATTTGATTCATAGACATAGTAGCCGTCTTTTGTTCCATAGCGAAACGTTGTGCTTGTGCTGATGTTTGACGATATTGACCTTCTAAGGTGTCAAGTGACTGTTTTTCTTGTAAGATTTTTTGACGTAACTCCAACGCCTCTTTACTATTTTCACCCTGTTGCTTTGCAACAAGGCGATAGCGTGATTCGAGCGTTTGTATAGTACGTTTATGTCTGTCTATAACTGAATTTAAACTATTTAAATATGTCTCATAATTTTTAGTCGAACGCCCTCCACGCTCAAAGGTCATGTTCGTTACATTCAATTGTTTGCGAAGCGTACCTAAAACATTATCGATCTTTTCCATTGAAAATACAGTTTTTTTAGACGATTGTCCGAATTGATTTAACTCTGATTCAGTCGCGTTCAATTGACGTTTGTACATATTCAATGCTTTATGCTGTTTAGAATATTCTAAACGTAATTTTTCAGCTTCTACACTTGAACGCTGCTCTTCTAATGTCATTTTTTTAAGTTGGTTAGATATATCTTTCATACTATTTTCAGTAACTTCAATACCTTTACGCAACTCTTTTGTCCTTGTGGATAATGTAGACATCGAACGTTCAGTATTCCTAAAATCAGAACTTGAACGGCTCATTTCGCTCGACAATGTTTTAAATTGGTTTTTTATTTGCTTCAACGTCCGTTCAACACCAACATCTTGCAAATTCATTAATATGGACATACCTTTAATATCTGCCACTTATCGTTCCTCCTTTCCTAAAATAGATAAAAAAATAAAGCCCTAGCAGTATGCTAAGGCTAAAAATTTGCAAACATCGCATCAGCTTTAGCGTCAGAAACAACTTTATTTGTATGTCTTTCATCTAGAATTTGTAGAACGTAATAGTATGGCATTTTTAATATTTCATTCACATCTTTGCCTTCTTTCATTAAATCTCTGACTACAATATCTAAATTTTGCAACATACTTTCATAAGTAAAATCTTCTTCCTCTAGTTGCTTTAGCTCATGCTCCGTATAAACTTTTTTGTTTCTTCGTCTTGTTGACCATTAATAATAAACTCTACTTGTTTTTGGAATTCTGTAATAGCATCTGGTGCGTGGAAACGCGTTTTTAAATCTTTAACAGTAAATTGTTTTCCATAAATTTTAACAACTACGTCACTTAACGCATCTAGTTGTTCTTTAAAACTCATTTCTTTTTCTCCACTTTCCACTTTCTCAAGGTCGGCCATAATATCTGTGGCCTCGTATAAAACATCAAGTGGAATAAAATGCGGTGTTAAAAATGTTTCCATTTTGATTTCGTCTGCTTTTGGGTTCTCTACTAATTGAATGTAGTTTCTTTTTAATTTTGTCATTATGAATCCGCTCCTTATTTATCTAATCTTTCAAAGAAAGGTAATGTATATCCTAAATTCTCTAATTTTTTCTCATGGTCATTAATGTACTTTACTGGTTTATCTACAATAGTACCGGTTTCAAATACTTCTTTCGTCTTTTTGTCCTTACTAGGTTTTAATACTTTAAATTTTGCCATCTCATCACTCCTTTTATTGAGTGTTATTTTTGTATACAAAAATAGGCGACCTATTAAAGTCGCCTTAAATTATTATCCAGTTACTGTAACTGTTGCTGTACCAGTTACACCGCTACCGTCTTTAGCTGTTGCTGTGATTGTAGCTGTACCTGCTGAAACGCCTGTAACCACACCTGTATCTGCATTAACTGTTGCGTATTGTGTATCTTGTGTGCTATAAGTCACACCTTTGTTAGTTGCTCCTGTTGGTTGTACTGTAGCGCTTAATTGTACTGTGCTATCGACTGCTACTTCTGTAGAAGATGGTGTAACCGTAATTGAAGTTACTTTCACATTAGAAGAAGTTGTTGAAGGTGTATACGCACCTAACAATAAACGTTGGAAGAATTTAGATTCATCATCATCTTTCTTTTTAGAATCAAAGATAATTTTACGTACGCCATCGCCAATACGGTGCATTGGTGTACCTTCCACTTCTTCTGAAGAGAATTCCCATTTTTCTTCAGCTGTTTTACCGTCCATTTTTGGATCAGTGAACATTACTTTTGTTAATCCTACGCGTTGGAACGAACCGTCACGACGTTCACGTTTAAACCAAACAGCTACATAGTTGTTTTGTTTACCTTGTTTTTCTTCGTAAATACCATCTTCATCGTAAACTTCGTTGAAAATAAGTTCGCGAATTTCTTGCGGAAATGCATGCATTGTAAGATTAAATTTACCTTCACCATCTGTATTACCAGATTCGATAATTCCACCATCTGCATAGGCGTTAACAATATCGCCGCCTGTTTCTAATGAAATTTCTTGTAATCCACGTGTTTGAGTAACTTTATCATAAACCATGTTACCTACTTCGTCTGTATTTAATACCGCAAATCCTAAATCTTTAATATTAATATATGCTCTAGGCGTTTTAGCTTGTGTAATTGCCATGTTAAATTCCTCCTAATTTTTTTAATAGTTTTCATCATAAAAAATAGCCTCATATCGTCGCGTTGAACGATACAGGCTAAAATCTTTATCATATTCATTACCTAAGTTGGTCACTTGTCCCATATTCAATTTCTCCCACAGTAAATCACTAATGCGTTGAGATATTTCATTACGCCGTTTACGTGCATTGTATTCATCTGAATACGTGACAAACACATCGATTTGAAGAATGTAATTATACGCGATACGTTCGCCGTCAACATGTTCTTCCGGTACAGGGTCGTCAAAATCGTCAAGTACAATATAAGGTTGCGTGATGTCTTGGACGTCAGGGTAATCATTAAATTTTATATTATTTAAGTCTACTAACCCCATCAATGACTCATCATTGATCAACACGTTGTAAACTTTCTCTAAAATATCAATCATAACAATTTACTGACCTCCTGTTCTACAACCTTATAAAATGTTTGTCGCGACGAACGTATTGCATTATCAATAGCCCCCATACCTTTAGGGCGAATAAATTTACCGTTTCTAGCGTAAAATCCTTTTTCATTTAAATGTACAACTGAATAACGATGTTGTGGTCCTTCCCAATACACACGAACGGACCTTAAACCTTTCTCCCATTCTGGTTTTGAAAGTTTAGCCTCGCCGTACTCTGCACCTGTGTCTCTGAAGTATCTGATGTTTGCTTTTACTGCTTTTAAAACTTCGTTACCTGCTGCAATTAAAGCTTTATCATAAATTTGAATCATTTTCCGTTTACTAAAGCGTTTGTCCAACTCTTCCATGATAGCTTTTTCATCAAAAAAGACGCCTGTTCTTTGTATTTTTAAACTCAAGATGATACAACCCCCGCGAGTAACATTAGAAACCGCTCATTTTCCACATCAGGTTGGACTAATTTAATATTTAAATCTTTAGTAATATAAGGTGAATCGATAGAAACGTAGTGCTTTTCCGATGGAATATATTGCCCATGTGTTTCACGAATGAATATTTTGACATCATGCTCAGTACCATTAGCAATCGCATTCTGAAGTTCAGTCATTTTCCACTGAGGCACATAAGCCCAACACGTATATAATTCTTTTTTACGTTTAGTGCCCGCCTCAGGACCAGTACGTGCAACATATTCGTAAAAAACTACTTTAGTATTTAACTTTTTGGTTGTAATAAACGGCTTTTTAAAGGGTGTTTTCAATGTTATCGCCTCCAACCACATTAGATAAACCGAAGGCTATTAAATCGTCACGATAATTATCATTAAAGTATTCAGTTAGATCTTCATACGCATAACGTGTGCGAGCAAAAACTAAATCTTGCCCTTCAAGATTTGAATAAATATCAAAGGCGCCAAAGCGTGATACTAAGTTGCTATATGATTTCTCCAATAAATTCTTTAAATAATCATCTTCTGTATTGTGAGAAATCTTAGCGTACGCTTTAAACTCCTTCAATAAATCATCTGTGATGTCTAGCATTTACATCACCTCATTTATACTGATGGGACTTCGTTTGATGTCTCTCCAGTTGTAATATTTAAATCATAAACAGCTGATGCTTTATTGTCTGCTGGTTGACCGTAAGCGAATGTTTTAGCTGTGTATAAGATACAATCTTCTAATGCTAACGTTTGGTCGAATTTTTTAATAATCAAACTACCTCCACGCACAGCATCGTAACGGTCAGATACAAATGCAACAAGCTTACCTTTTTGAACAAATTCTGATGATACAACTTGAACGTTGTAAGGTAAAACAGTTACAAATCCACCATTAGCAGTTAAGTAAGTGTATTGTGCTTGAATATCCCAAGCGTCTTGTGGATTAACCACTAATACGACTTTACCATCAATTTTAAGCGGCTTATTATCTGCGTCTGTAGAAAGGTCTTTTAACATGTTTTTAAGTTCTTGAACTGTAGTTGTTGCATCTTTGAATGTTAATGCACCTTTAGATGTTTTATCAGTTACAGCGCCTGTATCAGCGTTAATATCTTTAGTTAAACCAACAGGTTGTAATTGTGACGCTCCACCACCATTAATGACAGCTGACTCTAAACCTACTGCAATTGCTTCTTGAATTTGCGTACGTACAAAACGTTCAATCCAGTTAGGGCCAAAGATTGTTAAGTCATCAGGGACAACAACGAAGCAAGTTAATTTGAATTGAGAGAATTCTTCTTCTTTGAATGCAGCATCTAATTGGCCTTTAATCTCACCAAATACTTTGCCCCATACCGCTTGACCTTTAGGGTCTGCCTTAATAATACGTGTACGGATACCAGCATTTTGGAAATTAATTTTTGAAAGTAATGGATGTTCATTTTGTAAGTGCTCAAATACACGTTCAATTACTGTTTCTGGTAATAATTTTTCTTCTTTATAACCTACGTTCGTATTGATCTCGTTGAAGAATTTACGTTCTTCAGATGTAAGAGGGTCTTGTGAACGTTTAGCTAAAATACCATTATCAACCACTCGGTTGTGTACCTCGGCTGTAATTTCGTCACGTAAATCATTAGAAAGTGCATCGAACATTTGTCCGAAAGCTTTCGATTGCTCTTCCTCAGATGCTCCCTTATTGACTAAATTCGCAAAATGTTGCTTGTGTTCTTGATAATTCTTTAATTTTGTATTTGTTTGTTTCATGTCTGACATTATTTTTTCCTCCTTAAAATTTTGTATAAAAAATAGCCTTCCGTTACTCACAAAAGGCTAGAATGCAAACTTATTAAATTTATTTTGTGGTTGTTGTGGCGGTTGGTTATCGTTACAGCCTTTGTTTCCTTCTAAATCATCTAATCGAGATTTAATATTTTTGATGTCGTTTTCAACTTTTGCAACACGTTGATCTAACGTGTCATTACTGTTTGGCTCTTGAGGCGGATTATCCTCCCCAACATTTTCAATCATTTGTGCTAATAACTTCTGTTGTTTTTGCAAGCTCGCAACTAATTGTTGTTTATCCATATTTTCAACCTCCTTCTTCTTCATTTTTTCATCTGCAAATCTTTTGTTGACGGCTTCATCAGCAGTTAACCATGTTTCATTTGCCATCATTGTTGCCAATTCTTCTTTATCAATGCCTGTACGCTCGTGATAGATATCGACAATAGAAGTATCTACACTTTCTAAAGCATTGAGTGTTTTTTGGATGTCAGATTTATTTCCAAATGCCATTGTTGACGCTTCATGAATCATCATATTTGCACCATTATGCATGACAATTTTATCTGCAGCCATCGCAATTAACGACGCTGCACTTGCTGCAATTGAAGTAATTTCAATTGTGACATTATTCTTTAAACTTTTAAGATAGTTATAAATATTAATCCCTTCAAATGCGTCGCCACCAGCACTAGCCAACTTAATCACAATATCTTTATCCGTCCCATCCAAAGAACTTTCAACAAATTTAGATGAAATCGTGTTATCGAATTCATCAGAGGCTACCACACCGTTTAAAGTTAGGATATGAGTGTTATTTTTAATCTCATTTTTAAACTGTGGAATTATCTTCTGCATTATTATCACCTCCTTTAAACGCTTCTTGTGTTTGAAGATTTTTAGTGATAATAAAATTATCAAGTTCAGGGTCGTCGGCTGGTTCTTCGCCCGTCATAATACGGACTTGATTACGAGTAAATGTACCAGAGCTTACTAATTTATCTATCGCTTCAGACAATTGTAATGGATCTCGTTTATCGATACCGACAACTCGTATATGCATATCTTTCTCTAAATAATCATCTTTGTAGAAAAATTTTGAGTTTAATTCAGCCTCTATTTTTCTTAACAAAGGATTAATACAGAACTTCAAATAAGACTCAATCGTTTTTTCTAAATCGGCCATCTCTCCTAAAATCAGTGAGGGAGGGACACCAATCATTCTTGCAATATCTGTTAAAATAGTACGTTTTAATTCTTCTAATTCTGCAAAAGTTTGTGTCGATTGTGATGCGCCTTTACTTGAATGTTCTTCATAGTCCATACCTTTAAACAGAGGGACTACTGCTATACTGTTTGTGCTAAATGTGTCGAATATTTTATTGAGATACTCTTGAACCGCAGCTTGTTTATTTTCACTTTTGATTTGTGTTGAGTCGATATTGAGAATGCCTCTAACTTGATTGTTCATGAGTTGCAAATTAATCATTCGCCCAAAGATTTCTCCATAATCTTCAAATAATCCCATTGAAAATGTATCAAGCTTTTCGTTGTTGTATTTTAAATAAATGACATCGTCCATGGTAAAAATGCGCTGAAATTCAAAATCGTTAACCATAACATTTGTAAATCTGTGTGGTAATAACCCTAATTCATCTTCATACACATAATCATCAGCAATAAAAAAGTACCCGTCGTCATTCTTAACAACAAGCACTTCGTTATCCATGATTAATTTATAAATAAACTTTTGCCAAAAATCAGTAGCATTTTGATTTTTATTTGGTTGAACGTTTAGTAAATAATATAGATCATTCTTTTCTTTTTTATTACCTGTCATAACTCTGAATTCGCTTTGTGATATGGTTCGTGCTACAAATTCAACAACAGTATTTAAAGATATTTGCTTTAAATAAGCCTTTGAACTTGTATCTTGCAATAAATCCCAGTCATACATCCACTGCAATTCAGAATTACGTTTAAATATGTTATCTAAAAAACCGATAGTCATTACCTCCCTTCTCTAAAAGCTTAATCCTCGTAAGAAGTCTATTTCATCGGATAAATTTGATGATTTCAATTCATCAGCGCGATACAATGCGTGGATGAGCGCCTGGAACCCATCTGTTTTACGTCTGATAGGCCCTTTCTTTTCATAGGTTTTGTTGCCATGTTTATCAATTTTGACTACAACATTACCTGTATACCAACGCATTAGTGGATTGTCGCCAAAGATAATATTTTGTTGGGCAAACATATCTTCCACGCGAGGGGCTAGTAACGATTGAATAGCACGTGTATTTTTTACAACTTCGTATTCTATACCGTTTTCCTCAAACATTGGACGTAATAAATCCATGCGGAAGTTATCAGCAATCACTTTCTTTAATCCGTAATTTTGTTGTGCTTCTAAAAACCAATCAATAATGTGCTGTGGACTAATCGTCGGTTCATCTACAATCGTTAATAAACCTTGTTTTTCCCACTCATGAATAGGTGGTTTCAATTGGTATTCATCCAAGAATGCTTTACGTGCAAAAGAATGTGTTTTCCAAATGTAGTCATCTCCATTGCGGAATAACAAACCTACTGCAGCAAAGTCTTTTAAACTTGCATAATCAAGTCCACCGATACATTCTTCATTTTCTAGAGGAGGTATAGCACGATTTGTTGCGATAACATCTTCCCATGGCGCAACAACACTTTGCGAATCAGTCTCAGGCATGTTCATTCTTTTAGTCATAAATTCAGGTCGTCCGGAAGGATTGAATTTAAGTGTTAAATATTGTTGTTTAACCTCTTTGAACAACTGTTGGCCATACTCACTCATTGGCTTTTCAAACATCGGGTTCGCTTTCTCCCACATATCCGGATTATCAATTTCTTCACGTTCATCAATCTTACAAATAAATGGGAATAATCTATCTTCGTCAGAGTCGCCATTAAGTATATTATCTGCACGCTCTTTCAATCGATCTAAAAATCCCTCCCTAACATAACCATCAGTTCCGATATAAAAAGTACGCGGATGTGCAACTTTTCCTAATCCACTTCGCTTGATGTTTATAATAGTATCTTTTTCGTATGCATGTATTTCATCAAAGAAAATACAACCTTCACGTGAACCATCTTTCGTTTTTTCATTCGAAGTATCAAAAAGGAATTGTGATTTTGTTGACAACCCTTCCACATATACCTTACTTAAATAAAAAGGATTATTAGGACGTTCAGATGTGACATAGAGATTATTACTTTCAATCATTTCATAAATCTCACGAAAACTGACCAATGCTTGTTTTTCGCTATTGGCTACAACCGACATATTGTATTTAGGAATACCATGCAGTGGTGTCATAAAGAATGCTGCTAATGTACTTATGTAACCATTCTTACCGCCACCACGTGCCATAGAAATGAAGAATTCTGAATAATATGGTGATAGCGTTTTTTCTTCGTACAAAAATACAAAACATGAAATAAACTTTTGGAAGTCTTGTAATTCGAAAAACCACTTTTCACTAAACTTGATATAGTCCTCGATTTTTTGTGTATCGAAATATAGATCATCACGGTTTAATATATTGTTTTCCAAAAATCCAATCAACTTATGACGTTCTCTATTAACTGTTATGGTGCCGTCTTTGATTTTATCAATATAATCCGTTACATATTTAGGCACCATCATGTGAGGTCAGGTCCTTTCTGTGCTTCTTCTAATCGGCGTTGTTCAGCTTTTTTATCAAGTTGAAACGACTTTTCGATGGCTAGAAGAGAACCGTTAATCTTATTTTTCTCAGCAAGTGCGGGATTCGGTTTAATAAATCCTTGTTTTCCGTTGCCGACTTCGATAACAGGGCCACGAGCGTAAACGTCATTATCAAGATAGTAAAATATTTTTAGTAGGTTGCAGTATCTATCAACCTTTTCAACTTCCACAAGGTTATCTAAATCAACCTGTTGCATAAGCCAATCCCTTGTCTTATCTATGGTTTCTACTTGTTCACTGTTTAATTCAGTTACATTTTCCATTTTATCTACCTCCTTACATATATAAATTTAACTTATAGTTGCGGAATTGAGCCAAGCGCCGGTTTCCGCCAAATCCTTTAGGTATGGGATTCTTAAAACCGGGGGGTATTTTATAATTTTTATATAAATAATTATTTTATGTTTATATTACCACTGTTCATCATCATATTTATTTTTTTTGTTACTTGGATTATGTTCAAATCGACCATGTTTTTTATTATGATGGAATTTACATAATGTTTGTAAATTATCCAATTCATAAGCAAGTTCAGGATGCGTATCTAACTCTAAAATATGGTCAACTTCCAATGATTGTTGTTGATTAATCGTAAGCTTTCCTTCTGCTTTACATTGCAAACATTCGTAATGATCTCTTCTTAATACTTGTTCACGTGTTTTACGCCATTTCGCTCTCATATAAAACTTACGATGTTCATTACGCTTATCAATGTAATCACTATACTTACTCATCGATATGATGTATTACTTAACATCGAACCACCTATCCTCTCTGCTTATATCAAGCAAACAAAAGAGCACCCGAGATAACTCGAGTGCCAGTGACTTAAAGTATATATAGTATTAACCTAAGGTAATTATAATAAATATAAATGGATAAATCTAACAGTGTGTAAAGTGTGTAATCTGTGTAATGTGTTACCCTTGCGCTTTCATATATTCATCCACAATTTGATTAATTCGATTGTACACATTCTTACGACTAGCTTTCATCAGCACTTCTATTGCTGTAATACTCTCACCTTGTTTAAGTAATTGCAAGATGTGATAGTTCTTATCGTTAGTAATAAGATGCTCATGCTCATCAATGAACGATACCTTATCAATCAAGTCTTGCGTTTTACGTCTATCCTTATCATTACGTATCACACGTACTAATACTTTATCTCCAGTTCCGCCCTGTGCTTTCGGCATAGCTGATTCAATGCCATACTGTGCTACTGATGTACTATCGTATTCATACACTTGATGGTCAATAAGTCTCCGCATCCAATTGTAATCCATTATTAATTGTTTAACTTCAGATGGTGTGTACATTTAATGCCTCCTACTTCTTCAACTTCTTAACGTATTCTTCTCCGCTCTCATCAAACACGTGACCAGCTAGAACACTTACTGCATAATTAAGTATTTCATTACGTTTCTTTAATATCGTATTGTGAATGAGTAATGCGATTGATAACAGTGATAATAGTGTTATAAGTATATACATCATTTATCCTCCAACGCATCATTCATCAATTTCTTAGCACCCTCGTAAATCAAGATTGTTACCAACGTGTGCAATACCACTCTTAAATATTTCATTTGATCACTCCTTTAAAATAGCGTCGCTTGCCTACCGTCCAATACATCTTTAACAAATGGCTTACTATCTGCAAAACATTCGTACATCTCATCAACCGATTCAAAGTATTCGGTATGACTATCTGCCATAAACACTTCTAGCGTCTCTACAGTGCCATCGTCAAATTCATGTACGTATATTAAATTAGAGGTGCCACCTTTTTCGTATTGGTCTGCTAATTTAAATAATTGCTTGTCACTCACATATTTAAATCGTTTAATCACGTTGTAGCACCTCTTTAACTTTAGTTAGTATGTCTTTACTACAAGTCTTCTGATTTGATGAATGTTCCGTTGATTGTCTTCCCTGTACGTCCTTTGATTTCGTCGTATGCATACTGTAAACACTCCTCTAACGTCCACCCGTGTTGTTGCGCCAAAATAATCAATGTGACCACTGTGTCGCCGATACCGTCTTTAAGCAATTCTTTATTGCCACGTGAGAGTGCTGACGCAATTTCTCCTGATTCCTCCCACACCTTTAGTGCCTGACGGTTAGGGTCTGCTTTGTGTAGTCCTTTATCAATACTCCATTGTTCTACTAAATTAATTAATTTTTCCATCTACTCGTCCTCCTCATTCCATTGATCTCTCATATATGTTTTTTAATTCCTTATCAACATCAATTCCTAAATCATTTTCGAGTTCTAGCATTTTTTGTTTACTTTCTCCTTCTAACTGACTTCTTAATATTCGCCACGCTTCATACATCAATGCAGTATCACTAAATCGGTCTACCATCGCAAAGAAATCTTCGTTATCCATATAAATACTTTCTTCTTTATCGTCAGAAAATGGAGTGAATGTCGTAGTTATTTGACAAGCATTTTTTGATTGGTACCAAAAATCCACATCATATGCCATCTACTCGTCCTCCCTACATATCAAATATGCTAATCTGACTGCCTAACTCCTCCACATACATCAGATTGTGTCTAGCTTTAAAGTCGTTGAATTCCTTAGCGGGATAGTAGCCGTCAATATGGCTATACTGTCCTTTCGGCAATCCAATCATGACGTAACCCCCGAAAGTTTCACGTACGATCATCACTTTTTCTTCGGCTGCATTGTATAAGTGGAATGTGTTCATCACTTAACCTCCCAACAATCGATAGCAAATTCAACGCTTTGCTTAGCTTTCTTCAAATCTTCTAAACCATTCTTTCTAGGCGCTCTCATTAAGTATTTCAGTGCGTTACCTACGTGGTAAAAAACTGACGCCGATTTATACGTCTTGCCAACTAGTTCAATAATCACATTTGCACTAAATTTACCGAATTGATAATGTGGTGGTTGGTTAACCATATCTTTATTAGTCATAAATAGCCTCCCAATCATCGTCATCTGTAAGGTAATAATAAAACCCATTTTCTAATTCGATTTCAGCGTTCTCTTTGCCTTTGAAGTTGTACTTAAGTTCAGTGACTTTGCCTTCATAACGTTGGCTGTCCACATAGAAAGAGACTTTGTCGTTCTCGTCTAATTCATGTATTTTTACCTTCATAACTTCACACCCTTTTTCTCCATTAATTCTTCAGGAGTTGCACCGTTGCGCAACCTGCTATTTACAACTTCATAGCGCATGTTTAGTAGTTTTGCCAGTTGTCTGACTGATACCACATAACCATTAATAATGAATTCACGCGAATGATCACCAGGAATTTTTGGTAATTTCTTTTCTTTCGGTTTAGAAGGATAATGTTTAATTGGTTTTTGTTTGACTGGAACTCCTGCAAATTCACATGAGCTGTAGAACGCTCTGCTTGCTGGAACTGACTGAGGTACCGTATCAAGCCACGGCTTTTCTTTCTTCTTAGCTTTGTATCTCTGATACGCCATTTCCATTTGATACTTGTCGAATTTATCTTCAGACGATTGCGTCGGTTTCTCTCCGTTACGATGTAATGCTAATACTGTATGCATGTTAATCCCCCTCTAATTCATTAATTACTAATACTGTTCGTGCAGTTTCCGCATATTTTTTGAATGTTCTGATTTCATAAATCAGTGTGTCGTCCACCCATAATAGATTGTTACCAGCGTCTAATATCGTTTTTAACAAATTGTCGATGTCTGGCTTTATGGTATGCGGTTGTCCTATACACGCCTCTTTTCTGTATTTCGGCCACGACTTGCTAGGTTTGAAGTAAAACTCAACCGTTAGTCTTATCGGCTTATCTATCATCAAGTTTGGTAATTGATCAGCTACAAACTTTTTATGTTTTACATAGGGTGCAGGCATGTAAGTATGCCCGCCACCACTAAATCTAGGTCTTGATGACCCTTTGGGATTACCTAGGTTTCTATCATTTTCTAAATAAAACACTTCGATTCTAGTTTCTTTCATGTCTGCTCCTTTGCGTAAAGTCGATTTCATCAAAGATGAGATGACTTACTTTGTCATAGTCGTCAAACAGCGTTATTTGCCCTCTAGCGAGCAATCTTTCTATTGCCCAGCCCATTTGCACCAAATTTATTTGAATGAGTGTATCGCCTTTATATGTGTCTCTGTAAAGGTCTCCTAAAAAGTCTTGCATTTCTCCAATCGTCATCAGTAGAACCTCTGACTCTTCTTATAAAATTCCATCTGTATCACACCTGTTTCGCCGTCTTTATTTTTTACAACGTTCACTTCTATGTCTGATTTACCAGTCTCGTTATCTACTAAATCTTTGTCGTAATAATCATCTCGATATAACATAAAGATAAAGTGTGCATCTTGTTCAATACCGCCAGTTTCTCTTAAATCGCTCATCATCGGACGTTTATCTTGTCGAGACTCAACCCCTCGACTTAGTTGAGCAAGCGCTATAATAACGCACCCTGTCTCTTTCGCGATTATTTTTAGATCACGGCTAATCTTTTCAACTTCTAACCGTCTTTCTTTCATTGGCACATCTGATTTCATCAGTGTTAAGTAGTCAATAAATATAACGTGTGGTTTATCACTTTCTTGCATTGCCTGCTCTCTAATGTCTCCAGGGGTAATAACTGCACCGTCATGTATAGATAAGTGAGGTAACTGTTTAATTTGATTAATAGCGTCCATGATATGATTCGTTTCATCTAAAGACAGCCCTTGCGATTGCTTAATCTTAGTTAGTGGAATATTCGTAATCATTGATATTAAACGCTCTCCTATATTCGTTCCTCCAGTTTCTAAACTGAAGAACGACGTCGGATAACCTTGTTGTGCAATGCGCCACATGATATTTAACGCGAATGCTGTTTTACCGGTTGAAGGACGACCAGCCAATATGTTGAGTTGTGACTTTTCAAAACCCAGTATTTTATTATCAATACTGTTGTACTTCGTCTTAATAAACTCACGTGGTTTATCGCTTAATACATTCGTCATGATTTCTTCAAGGAAAGTATCAGTAGGATTAGGCTTTTCAATACTCAATTCTTGCAATGTGTTTATTTCATCTGCTAGTACTCTTAAATTTTGATTATCAGGTTGTTGAAGATACTCATTTACTTTGTTAACAGACTCATTCACTACATAGTCGTTTAATAAATTGAGTTGATCATTCATGAAGTAAGATACTTCGGCAATATCAAAGTTGTAGATTTCAGATAAAACTTTAGTAGGTATGAAGTCTTTATCATTTCGACACTTGTAATAAATTTCGTTGACGTCAACCTTACCAGCATCTAGTACATACTCAATAAACTTTCGTGTGTGCTCATTCTCAAACATTTCAGGCGTCAACTTCAGTTTGCTTATCAGTTGAGGATCACGCATTAGGTTGGAGACTAGACTTTTCTCTGTTTCAAGTCTGTCAATTCTTGTCAAAACCTAACTCCTCCCTCATGCGTTGCCAACGTTGCCTTGCTTCTTCTAAACCCTTTTGATATTCAGGGTCATTTTTCAAAAGATATTCTTTCGTTTCTTCTTCAGGTATTTTTGTGTAATTAAACACTTTAGGTTTATATGCAATCAGATCAGCAACCGTAGGTTTATATTTGTTGTTTTGGATGTAAGATTTTGTTTTTCTTAATGTCGGTTCGTAATCCCCTTTATCCATCAACATATTTATCCAAGTTACAGCTTTCGCTTTGTTATTGCTGAACCCCATTATATATACATCATCAATCATCTTTAGGATGGTAACTGCCTCTTGTTTGGTCATCGGCATTTTTTATACCTCCCTTAAAAGCTCATCAAGGACGTTGCCTCCATCGCTTTTATTATTGTGTTTTATTTCATCTTCATAGTTATTTAGGAAACTTTCTTGCCCCAAAAATGTTTTAGGGTACTTTTGATATTGTTTGTCTGTAATTGTTTTTAAATATTCACGAGTACCTTTCATAACGGTTTCAAAGTCATATTTTTTTAGAGTGGATTTAAACAAGCTATATGCTTTTTTCTTATCTATCTTTTTATTGTATAAGTTCCACCATTCATTAAATTTCTCTTGCGTAACGTCAGTTGCGCTATTATTAATTGTCTTACTGTTACTTGTATAATTGTTATTTGTAATACTGTTAATTGTAGTGGGGTCATTTTGTCCCGTTACGATTCTTCCCGGGAAGTTTTGTACCGGTACGAAATTACCCGATACGGGATTGTGTTCGACAGTATAAATATTTTTACTAAAACCGTTTTGTGTTCTTTCTCTATTGACTTTAAGGTAACCGTTATCTTCTAGCTGTTTTCTATACTTTTTAAAACGTTTATCACTAATGTTTAGTTCGTGGCATATCAAACTTACGCTAGGAAATGCTGACTCATTAGACCCAGCATACGCCGATAAATAACCATATAATGCCTTAGCTTCAATATCGATATTTGTATCTTTCATCACTCTCTTGAATACAAGACCGTAACCTGAAATACTACTTTTTATTTTGTCGCTCAATCACTTTCTCTCCTTTCAACATTTTGTTCAACCTATCGTCAACATCAACCCAACTGTCGTGTAGGTGGTATTTGTCGTTAAAGCTATCCATTCCAATGTTGTGTTGTTCTGTGTGGTGGTCTGAACATAAAGCCAACACTTTATTTCCTAAGTGACTAATCTTTCGTCTATTCCTACCTCTACCAACTGCTTGGTAGTGTGCGAGTTCAGCGTGAGGTTTCCCGCATATTACGCAATTGCGGTTGACCGTTGACCAGTATAGGAATGATTTGTCCTGTTTAAGTAAATCACTTGTCTTGTAATTGAGTGGTATGTCGTTGTGGAACACCCAATCCAATATCACTTCTATTACTTGATTTGCTTGTGTACGTGTGCAATTTGAGAGGGATAAACTGTCGTACCCCTCAACAAAAGCCACGTAATCCATAAACATTGAGCGCATGTATTCTCGTGGTTGCCCCGTGTGCTGCTCGATGTCGTTACATAAAGCGAAGATTTTTCTTCTCTGCTTATCCGTGATTGTGTACGGATCAACTGGAATAACATCAACTTCAACTTCCAATCCGTTATCTAATAACAACGAATCTTTGTCGTTAAGCTCTACACCCTCAACAACCGCTGTTGTAATGCCATTGTTTTGAGTGATGTAACTTTTGATTAATGGCATTTAATCACGTCCTAAAAAGGTAAATCTGAAAACTGGTCATCACTGTTATCAAAAGGATTTTCTTGCGCCTGCACTTGTTGTTGTTTAGGTTGATTGTTGGATTGCCCCTTGCTGTCTAAAAATTCAACTCGGTTAGCAATAACACGCACTGCAGAACGGTTATTACCTTGTTTATCTTGAAATCGGTCTTGTTTGAGGTTGCCTTCAATTAAAATCTTGCTACCTTTACCACAGTAGTTATTGAGCAACTCTGCCGTCTTACCAAAAGCTACGATGTCAAAAAATGATGCATCGTCCTTTTTAAATGGGTTGTCTACTGCTATAGAAAAGTTTGTAACTTGTGTTTGTCCTGCTGGTTTAAGTTCTAAATCTTTAGTAATACGTCCTGTTAAGATTACTGAATTCGCCATTACTCATTCTCCTTGTATTTTTTCGCCATAGTTTGAATTTTGTTTATTGTGTTTACTGCCTGTTGTTCTGTCATAGCAGTGTAATTTTGAATACCAAAAGTTTGTTCAGCTTGTTTTTGTGTCACATCTTTATTAAGTGACTTCATTAGTTCTACAAAGTTAAGCACTTCTTGCTTTAACGCACCTACAGTCTTACTACTTGCTTTAGGCTCTGATTTACTTTGCTTTCCGCTTGCCGCATTACCGTCATCATCTTGATCACTTGTAATGCCGAATATTGCAGATAATGAGTAACGTTTGAGATAGCTAATCAATGACCCTGCACCTTGTGGCGTATTCTTCTCTGCATTCATAAAAACGGGGTCGTATTCAATATATTCGCCACTCTCATGCATTAGCATTGTAGCTACTCCTACGCGCCCCTCACCGTCGTTTAAAGCCCACTGGGTATAAGACAAGCCATGAGGTGTTGCAGCCTCGTCAATGGCTTCTACAACGTTCTCGAGAGGTACATATTTTGATTTGAAAAAAGGATTGTTTTTATCTTTAAGCGGTTGTTTAACTTCTTTGCGGAAAGCGACCATAGCTTTGTTGATTTCAACAACTGATTCTGATTTGTTCATTACTTAATCACCAAACTTTCACTGTCATGCAATTCTGCACCTTCAACGGTAATGCCTGCTTTGATGTCATCTTTAATTTGCTTTTTGTTTAGTTTGGGTGCTTGCGATACCCAGTAATCATTACTGAGTAACTTTTCATCAGTAATATGAACACTAGGTGCGTTCTTGCGTTTGTAAATATAATTTGTAGATGTTCTAAATTTCTGTAAACCTTGTACATCTAACATTTCTTGTAAGTAATTTTTAAGTCTGTCAGAGAAGTTTTGTTTCTGTTGTTTAAGTGCTTGTAGACGTTTGATTTCCTTATCAATTGCGTCTATATCAGCGTCCACACTGCGCTTAAGCCCAATTGTATTGTCGACCTTTACATTCAATTCGACTTCGATTGAATCTAATGTGTCTTTTAAATCATCAGGGTTCATGCCTTGTTCGATTAAATCAAGTACTTGTTGATAACTTGTTGATAATTGGAATAAGTTGCTCATCGAACCCCTCCTAACAGTTGATTCATAATGCGGTCATAGTTATCAATATTTTCAGCAATCCATACACGTGTTTCATACATTAAAATATCAATGGCACTTTCCATACCAGATACGTCATAGATTGTGATTTCACTTACAGTATTATCGTCACGATCTTGAATTGTTACGTCTACGCCGAATTCTGTCTTGGCCACGTACATGTAAAATTTGAATCCGTCTATAGTGATTGTTTTCGAAAATTCTTGTCCAATTTCGTAATACATTTGCGTTTTCCTCCATTTTTGGTAGAATGGAATCGGAATATGGTGTAAAAACTCCGACTCCCGACTGTTTGCTAGCTGCTACTAGCATTCAGTCTTTTTTAATGCGTTGATTACATATTTCGCAGCGTAGTAAGTTGTAACTACAGTCGTTATTGCTACAAATACTGTTGTAGTGACGTATGCTTCAAACGCAAAAGGTGTCGTAAGTACAAAACTTGTTATTAAAGCAATAATTAGTGACATTAATTTATCCCGCATGTAATCCCTCCACTACTTCATCTGATAAATCCCAGTAAGGCATTTTTTCTCGTACTAATTGAATCGGCACTTTGCCAGATATAGTGATGTAGCCCTCTTTTTCTAACTCTTTGTTTAATTCTCTAACAATAGATGTGGCTTTGCTTTTTGATACGCCAGCAATGCGCATGATGTGTTCGATTTTTAAATATTGCGGTTTCATGTTTAACCTCCTAATATCGTCTTTTGTACTGCAACGTCACACAAGTGATCATTGCAATTACGTTTAATAAGATTAGTGTTGTTGTCATATTTACTCCTCCTCAAATTCCATTTCTTGCTGTCGTATTAAGTACATTGTTGACGGTTGAGGGTACCAGTTGTTGATCATGTCCAATACATCATCAAAGTGTTTTTGCTTTAATTGTGTTCTTGTGCTTATTCCAGTCATCTTCTTAACTTGTGAATTGATGTCTTTGAAAAGTTCCCTGTTCACTTCTTTGTTGCTTGATAATGCGTATTGTTGTTTAATATGTGCTACACGTTGGTTAATAGCTTTTGTCACAAAGCCATATTCTCCAGCGTCTAAGCGTTGATTTTCTTTCAAATCCGTAACATCTGCTTTGACTTTTTCAACTTCAGTTTTCGTTTGTTCCGTAGCCTCGAACATCAATTTGAGCGCGTCCATTGGATTGCTCGGTACTTGGTATGTTCCAGTTTTTCTTAAAGTCGGTAAAACCTCTGACGTTACCCAACGCTTGAATCGTTTAGCCGATTCTAGTTTTGATGCAAAGATTAAACTGTATAACCCTGATTCGTTGATGATAGTTTGACTTCTTCTTTGACCTGCCGTAACGATTTGTGACGTCAGCTTATCTTCTTCATCTACATGGTCTAGTAAAGCTTTTCTTGAATTTGAATAGCCTAGAATATCTGATACATCTTTTCCTACAAAGTACGGTTCGTCATCAATCTCTAATGTCCTTACTGGTAAATCTTCAAATTTAAAAACTTGTAATTCTTCCATAATTTGTCCTCCTTTTTCTCCTCAACACCCACATTCAACGTATAGTTGTGGCAATGACCGTACATGTATTATGGCGTGGCTCGTATCATCGCCTACTTTCGCTCTTATACGCTCAATGTGGATGTCAAGTAAGTTTTGTTAGTTCTCATTAAGAATCTTCATCGTTACTTCTTGAGAATAGATATTCGATTTCATATTCAGGGAAGAATGTATTCTTGATTTGTAACGCTTCGCCAAATTTAAAATCAGAGGCACCGTTTATCTTGTCTGATACTGTTTGGTATCGAAGCCCTAACAAATCGGCAATATCTACTAAAGAAACTCCCTTATCTTTTCTAACTTTTTCTAAATTAGCCAACATAAATTCTCCTTTCCGATACGAAAATTCGTATCTAATATTGTAAAAAATAGCACTGCTTAAGTGCTTAATTACATGATATACGAAATTTCGTACTTAGTCAATACGAAAATTCACATTTATTTTACAAATTTATTATTGATATACGATTTTTCGCATGTTATTATATAGGTACAAATTAGAAAAGAGGTAACCAAAAATGGAAAAAGAAAATAATTTAAAACGTTTAATGGAAAACAAATCAGGTAGCGTTAAAGCTTTTTCAGAAGATATTGGTTTAGCTTACACAACAGTGCGTTCTATTTTAGAAAGAGGCGTATATAACGCTAAAGTAGAAAATGTCATCAAAATTTGTAAAGGGTTGAATATTAAGCCGGAAGATATTTTAGATTACGAACAACCTCAACAAGATACTCTAGCAGCACATCTTGACGGAGACTTCACAGAAGAAGAATTGCAAGAAATTCTAGAGTATGCAGAGTTTGTAAAACAAAAACATAGAAACAAATAAAGAAATAAGGGGATGTCTTTATGGCTAAGTATGAAGATATAATGATACAGAACAGTCATATACCTATCAGTGATGAATATAGCCTAAAGCGTAACTTTAAGGGGATATATGCAAACGGGGTAATACTGATTGATAAGAATTTAAGTAATGCTGAAAAGCATGAAGTTATAGCCGAAGAGCTAGCTCACTACAAATATACATACGGCAACATCTTGGATCAGTCACAGTTCAATAATAGAAAGTTTGAAAATTACGCAAGACGCTATTCTTATGAAACAACTATGCCCCTATCGGGTATAGTCGAAGCGTTTAAGCAAGATGTACACAATCTGTACGAGCTTGCTAATTTTTTTGAAGTAACAGAAGGTTATGTACTAGATTGTATTGAGCATTATAAACGTAAATTTGGTTTAAGCACTTTTAATGGGGGTTATTTAATACAATTCGAACCGTTAAGAGTTTTTGAATACAAAACAATTAAATAAAGGGGATTAAAATTATGAAGAAAATTTTATTTGTATTATTCGCAAGTTTATTAGTATTAAGCGCGTGTGGTAATGATGACTCATCTAATGACAATTCTGATACTAAATCAGAAAATAAAACCGAAAAGAAATCAGAAGATAAAAAAGACAATAAATCCAAAGACGATAAAAAGTCTAAAGAAGAAAAGAAATCTCAAGAAAATGAAGATAATAAGTCTACACAAGAAAATAATTCTACTGAAGAACAAGACACACAAGAAAATGCAACAAATGAACAAGTTCAATCACAGCAATCTAACACACAACGTTCAGATTGGGAAATAAATCGTGCAAATCAATTAAAAAATGATCCAAATTCTAATTACAGTAATGAATGGACTGAAGAACAACAAGCGCATGCAGAATATGAAACTAAGAAATCTGGACATCCTGGAATGGCAGATGATGTAACAGTTCCTGATAATAGCCATCAATCTTCAAATACTAATTACGATCCAAATAATCCATATATGAACTTACCTGACCAAGAATGGCGCAATAATGCTGGAGGTTTATCTTCTGGCGAAATTCAAACAAGAAACGAAATATTAAATGGCACTTATGAAGGCGAAGATGCTCAACAAATACTTGATGCAATAAACTATTACGAAGAAAAATATTCAAATTAAATAATTTTTAGGGTAGCACGTCTACCCTTCTATATTACACCCATTATGACTATTACGTTTGAACCGTTGAGGGTTTTTGAGGTGAGAAGGATTAATTAAATCAATTTCGGAAAGCAAAAACCGCCACCTGATAACATATAGAAAATCAGACGGCGGAAAAAATATTTGAAAAAGGTATAAAGTCCTCGCAGAAGTGTTTTCAACTTCTAAACTTATTATAACAAATTCTATTATGTTAAAGAAATGATAAAAAAACCACCGCTCCTAATTGGGGAGAGGAGCGGCGAACAAATACAAATATTCATGCTTGTTCACCATAAATGAAGTGAACATCATATATATTAACAATACTATTTATATTTTACAAGGGAGATGCATGTACTGTGTTAAAGAAGCAATAATCACTTATTGAACATTTAATTGTTTATACTTTTATTTTTCTATTATTATCTATTCTAATCAGTTTAAATTATCTATTACAACGAAGGAGATTTTGAAAGTTGGATATTAAAGAGATCTTAGATGAAACAGGATGGAGTTTAAATGAAATTTTAAAAAGATTAAACAGTTTCCCCTATGTTACAGAAAAAATAACTGAAGATAGCTTAAGTAATATGACAAAAGAAGAATTTATGGAGTTTCTTTTAGGTAAAAAAGGAGACGACTTATGTGAATAATAACAACAGTGACAACAGTTTTTACACTCTTATAGCTATTCTCATATCAATAATTGGCTTGTTGGGAATTTTAACATTCACACTCATTTAAAACATATGAATGGAGATTTTGAATTGAAATAAACATCAAAAAAAACCGCCCCTCGTACGCAAAGGAGCGGTTGTACAGAACGAAAAACAAGTGACCTTTAGTTCGTCTACAATGAGAAGAACTAATTATATTCTAGCAATTTCATTTTTGTTTTACAAGGATTGGAGTTTGAGGGATGGAAAATTTAAGTAAACAATTAGTTGATAAAAGTATTGAGTCATTTATCTTAGGTTTAGAAATATACAACAAACCCACAATTAAATATAGGATTGAAGGTTTTTCATTCTTTATATGTAATGCATGGGAGTTAATGTTAAAAGCAGAACTATTGAATCGTGGAGAAAATATTTATTATGAAGACAATCCTGATAGAACAATTAGTTTATCTAATGCCATTAAATTAGTTTATCCTGATTACAATACTCGCATAAGATTAAATTTAGAGAAAATTGTAGATTTAAGAAATATAAGCACTCACTTTATAACTCAAGAATACGAGATTAAATATGCTCCATTATTTCAAGCGTGCGTTATGAATTATATTAACGAAACCATGAAATTCCATAGCAAAGATGTTTCAGAGAACATTTCTCAAAACTTTTTAACGATTTCTGCTAGCTATGAACCGTTATCTAACGAACAAATAAAATTGAAGTATCCACCTGAAATTGCAGAAAAATTAATTAAAGAATCCAATGAAATAGACGTGTTAAGTAAAGAATATAATTCTGATAAGTTTTCGATTGGCATCAAACAAAAACTGTACATTACGAAGAAGTCAGAAGATGCCGATTTTATGGTAGCTGTTCACAAAGATGCGGATAATAAAGTTGACTTTATAAAAGAATATAAAGATCCGTCAGATACACATAAATATTCATTTAACAATGTAATAACAGCAGTGAACGAGAGGCTTAAAAAGAAGAATATAAATCTATCATATTCTAAAGGGTTCAATCAATATGTATTAAATTTAATAATTGATTTTTATGATATTAAAAATGAAGAAAAGTATGCATACAAGCATACAATAGGAAAACAAGAATCTTTTACATATTCTCAACAATTTATTGAGTTTATTATTAGTGAAATAAAAAAGAATCCAACAAAATTTGTGGATAGTTTGAGAAATAAAAAAAGATAACCCCAGGCACATAGGAATGCTCAGTGCATAAAGCACCTACCCCATTTTGGGACCCAGCGTTAATCCTTCTCGAGTTATCTTAAATACATTATATGACATTATAAACAGCAATTCAAGAATATAATTTCCGGGTACTCCCACGTACCCTTATTATTTTTTACTTTTTTAGGGAGGAGAGATAAAATGTCAGTCTATAAAGATAATAATACAGGGAAATGGTACTTTTCTACTAGATATAAAGATGTTTATGGCAATAGTAAAAGAAAGCTAAAGCGTGGATTTAAAACAAAACGTGAAGCAAAAAGTGCGGAAGCTACATTTTTATCCGAAGTTAACGAAGGATATAGCGATTCAAACACATATGAATACACGTTTTATCATTACTTAGAAAACAGTTATTTGCGTCCTAAAACTAAAAGACGTAAAGAAAATGAATATAAACTTCATATACAACCTAAGTTTGGTCATATCAATATGAATAAGATTACCCAACAACAATGCCAGGAATTTAGGAAATACCTAATGGATAATATCAATTCAGTTAACAGTGCACGTACAATTTGGTCAGGGTTTAAAGTGGTTATCAATTACGCTAAAAAGTATTTTGGATTACGTATAGACCCAACTATATCAATTAAACCTATTCCGAGATCTAAACCGAAACCGAAATTTATGATGAGAGAAGAATTTGAAGATCGTGTTAAAGAAATAGAAGAACAAGATTATCGGGAACTTTTTACTTTGATGTTTTATACAGGTTTAAGAGTTGGAGAAGCAATGGCTTTAGTTTGGACGGATTACAATAAATACAAAAAAGAGATATCCATCAATAAAACGATGGACATCTCAAATCGGACTATATATCCCAGAGCTAAAACCGAAAGCTCTGAAGATACTGTTCCCTTACCTAAATTCATCAACGACATGTTATCTGAACGCTACCAACGTGAAAAACAGATGAACAAATACTTTGATGAACAGAACTATTTTATATTTGGCGGGTTAGCGCCTAAGCATTATAGCCATGTTCATAAGAAATTCAACAAAGCTTTCCCAAATTATAACATACATGCCTTAAGACATTCTTATGCGTCTTTCTTGGCAAATAATGGAGTAGATATATTTGTGCTGCAATCACTAATGCGTCATGCTCAAATAACTGAAACAATGGGTACATATAGCCACTTATATACTCAAAAGAAACATGATGCTATTTCTATATTCGATAAGTAA